CGCGGAAAAACCAAAAGCCGGGTATCCGGGCGGCGACGGTTCGCCAACGGTGTAAAGCGGCAACCCCAAAATAATAGACCAAACGGCCAGGCCGTCGTCTGTTGCTGTGGCAAGGTTAAAAACCCCGGAAAACCAATAGTCCCAAACCTCGGACGCGTTGTTGTTGTACCACCCCTGCTTTTGCTCCAAAAGACTGATCAACCGGGCGGCGTCGTTGTACTGCCACAAAATCGCGGCCTGTAAGTCTATGCCAAAATCAAAACCTTTTATTTTTTCGGTCATGATACTGTTACCGCAATGGCCGACGCGTCCACGGTGGCCTTTTCGTTTGTGGCGATTGTTAGCAATGACAACCAAACGGGGCTGCCACTCGAAAAGGCAACCTCAACCAACTGCACAAAAACGCCGGGTAGCTGGGCATTTATCGCCACGGCAAGCTCAAACGCTGAAACGTCGGTGCCTATGGTAAAGCCTGGCTCGTTCAATAATAGGCCGGCGGCATAATCAAGCACGGCCTGTTTGACCGCGTTTACCGGGTCGGATATTGCGCCAGCCCGGATTGTCACGTTTACCAAAATGGCCCGCGGGGTTGGGCGGTCAAACAAAACCGGGTAGGTCTGCCCGCTGTATTGGTCCACCACGTTTACCGCAACGCCGCCGTTCCAATCGCACCCGGCGCTTTTGGTTTCCAGTAATGCCGCGGCCACGGCGTCGTCGGTGCCGCCGTCTACACAGGCCCAGATACTATTGGCAACAAGCGGGATCCCCTCAATAACTACCGGGGCCGCGGTGTAATTCTCCCGAAACGATACGCTGCTCACGCCTTCGGTATCCATTAAGCGGGAAACGGTGGCCTCGTTTATGCTTACGCCCTGCAATGCTAGGGTCTGTTTACGGCGCACCCGGCTTTGTTCGTCACTTTCAACCGCGGTGCCCAAAACGCCGGCGGCCGGGTTTGTCACCGATTCCCAACCCAAAACCCCGGTCACTATTTGCGACAAGTCCCCGGCGGCGCACGGCACTTCCCCGTCTGCAACGCTTACGAAAACCCCGACAGCCTGGCCGCTGTTGTCCAGGATTGCCACGTTGGCCAGGATAAAACGGGCGCCGGTCGCTGAATTGGCGGCAACGGCGCCGGCCGGAATAATCGATGACGGGACGCCAGACAAAACAACGCCAGGCACGACCGTCTTTGTTGCTGCCCGTCGCTTGCCGCCTGTCAGGGCCCAAACGGCGTCCAGGAAAACGCCCTCGGCAACGTTGGGGTTTATCTGGTTGGCCAACTGTGCGGTGTTGCGTAATACGCCCTCGCGGGCCAGGGTTTCGGCCGTAATCATCACGCCCTGGGGCGTGTCTGGTGTTAGGGCCAGGTCATTGCCAAACGCGGCCGTCCACTCGGCTTCCACGTCGGCCCGTAGGGTTGCGGTGTCAACCGTTATAACGCCGGTGGCTTGCGTGAAAATGTAATAGCTCATAGGGTCGCGGGTCCGTAAATGGTCTGGATTGTGGCGGTATATTGCAACGTATCATCGGCCCGGATAGGCTCAAACGCAACAACCTGTACCACGCCCTCTACCTCCTGCAACGCCGCAACCGCGGCCGCCTGGTACTGTGCCAGGTTGGGGCGTCCGTTCCATATAGCCTCAAAGTTCGGCAACCCGCGCGGCAAGTCCAGGACGCACTCGCCCAGGGTAGTTTTCAGGGCGTGGTCGCAATTCTGCTGAACCGCCGCAACGCCTGAAAGCAGAACCAGGTTTCCGGCCCCGTCGGTGTATAGGTCGTTGGCGCTGTCTACGGCTAAAGTCTGGCTCATGGTATAGGGGCGCTCGTCGGAAACCCTGTAACGGTTGTGGTGTGTGTGTGGTCCTTGCCGCTTATGGCATTAGGACCGGCCAACGTGTCCGTGGTGCCTATTACGGTTTTGCCTGTTATATCGTCGTCGCTTGTGATGGTGCCGTCAACGTGCAACGTGTCGTCCATCTGTACGGCCCCGACAACGTGAAGCTGGCCCTCGACCGTAGTGTTTCCCGTTATCGTGGTTTCCGGCGTGTCTATGGTCGCGGACGCGGTGGCGTTTATTTGCGCCGTTGCCGTGTTTATCGTGGCCGACGTGGTGGCGTTTATGGTGGCCTCCGGCGTGTCAACTGTTACCGACGTTGTGGCCGTCACTTGCGCCACCTCGGTTTCAACCTCTACCCGCGGCGCCGTGATTTTCACGCGGTCCGGCCAGATTGCTACCCGGCAAGTCCCGTCCAGGTTTTGCAGGACCGCGTTTTCGGCGTCCTCCCCGTTTATCGTGAAACCGCGCATCACGTCCGGGAAAAACAGGCCGTCGGAAAAACTGTGCATCCGTTTGGTGTTCGGGCGTTGCTCGTTGTAGCTTTGCAAAAATAGGCTGGTGTCCCGGTCGCTGGCTTTGATCCATCCCAGGTCGCCGGGCTTTAGGTTAAAGTTCAACAAAAACCCGCCGCCGCCTATCTGGAAAACCGGGACCGAAACAAGCTGGGCCCGGCTCACGGTTTCGCCCGCCGTGGTCAATACCTGGACCATCGGCTTTACGGTGGCCCGGTTGCTGGTACGGTCAAACGCAACAACAACGGCCGGCAAACAATCGTCCAACCCTTGCGCCATTTTGCCCATAACTTCCCGTAGCATCCCCGTTAAGGTGCCGTCGTTGGCCGGGTCGCGCGACGGCCGGGCCTGTTTTGTGGCTTCATCCGTCATAGCGTATACACTCGGCCAGGTAGTAAAACGGGGTGTCCCGGCTGGCTATTTCGTAGCTCAATTTGTAAATGATGTAGGTCCCGTTTGCGGCCGGGATTGTTTTGGACCGGATTTCCAGGGCGCCGCCTAGTTTGGTTTTTGGATCAATCAAAAATTTTACCTTGCAACCCTGCTCGGTAAATTCAGGCTTCCCGATCATCCCGCTTTCCAGGTCCAGGACGCGGCGAAAATCAGGCAGCGGCATGTTTATATCTTTTACAACCAGGCGCCCGTCGTCGATATACGCGGAAACCGCGCCGGCGTCGCCTAGTTTGTCCACTTGCTTTAGGTTGCCGCCCGTGAAGGCGTAATTACTTATGGCCTTGTCAGTAGCCGAAAAGTCCAGGGCCACGCCCAGGTCTTTTGCAACGCCCGCGGCAAGCTCGGACAATTTTTGCGACGGCAACCCGGACCTGGCAACAACCTGGCCCTTTTTGCTGTCCAGGGTCAGGGCCTTTAGGTTTACCCATATGTCCATTTCGGCGCCGCCGCCGGCCATTGTTACCGCACCGCCGCTGTCGCTGTTGTCGCTGTCGGCTTTTCCTTTGTCGCCACCTTCTTTTGCTGTGGATTTCTGGCCCAACGTGGCATAAACAAAATCCCCCTCGTATAGCCTGAAAGTCCCGTAGCTTTCCCGGCCAACGTCCAGGAAAAGGCGCTTCGGCGTCGGGTTTTTGTTAAATGGGCTGCACTCGGTCAACAAGTAATCCCGCGTGGTCGCGTCCATATTGGCCAGGGCAATTTCGCAGGTATTTTGGTTTGCGTTGGCAAACTTTGTGCCGTTCGCAACCACGGCCAGGCCGTCGTAGACTTTCAGGGCGCCGCGCATCTCGAAACCCACCCGGATTATCCGGCGGTCCAACTTTTCGCCGGCTTCCACTACACGGGCTCCGGCACTATTACGGCGGGCGGGACAACCAACGGCGGCGGCGACAAAAACGCCAAAAATTGCGAAACGCCAAACTGGCTATAGTCCACCAGGTCGCCGTTGTTTGTGATAATCGCAAAATTACCAAAAAACGCGCGGGCCTTTTGCTGGATTATCAATTCGCCGGCAACCGCGCGGGCGCCGTCCACGATTGTTTCGCCGTTGCGCTTTATCGAAACCGCCAGGGCTCCTTTGCATGTTACCAGGCGCAATTCCCACAACGCGTTATCCAGGACCACGGTTAGGGCCTGGTTGGGTATCGGCTCAAGCGTAACAACTCTCACGCGCCCACCCCTAATTTATCCCAAAGGCCGGCGGCCGCGGATTGTTTAACCTTGGCCGCTTGCTCGGCTGTCGGATCCTTGCTTTGCAACTGGCCGCGGTCCTTTGTTGACTGGCTGGTTTTGTCGGCAACCTTACGCGGCGGCAATGGCAAAAACTGTGCCGTAACAAACTGAACCTCGCGCAACTTTAGGGCCAGGGTGATTGTGTCGAACATTTCCGGCGTTTCGTCGTGCGGTATGTCCGTTATCATCATGTTACGGAAAACGCCGGTGCGGGTGTGCAAGTAAAACAACTCCCCGGCCAGGTACGCGGCCTTTATTTGCCGGTATTGGTCCTGGTAGTAGGCGGCGTTCATTATCAGCGACAATTCGGCCTCCACGGGCAATATAACGCGGTGGTCCGTTATTATGCTGCCCGTTTCTATCGGGTGTTCCATATTTTTGCTGGGCTCGGTCACGCTGCATTTTAGCGGGCGCGAAAACGGGAC